AAATACGATATTATGTTCATCATCAGGGGCATATTCAGGGTTTATCAGCAAATATAAATCACAAGTATGGGCCAGTGATTGTTTCTCAATAAAACCTCAAGATGACTCAGTTAGTAACAACTATTTATACTATGTACTAAAAGGCCTCCAGTCTAAAATATACAAGAAACAGACTGGAACCGCACAACCTCATGTTTATTCAAAGGATATTCAGGATTTGAAAATCTCATTACCATCTCTTGAGAGACAACAAGAAATAGCTGAATATTGCGAGTTTAATGATAAGCTTATTAATGAGTTATACCGGGAAATTGAAAACAATAAAATCCAGGCACAACGGTTTATTAAGACAATTTAAATTGAATTTTTTTTTACAAAACTTAGAATACATTAACTTTTACCAAAGTTGCATTTTAAACTAAAACCAAGGTTAATCTTTGTTTTTTCTGAAAATGGGGCGGAACTTGTTTTACGATTTACCCATTGAACTTATAAATTTAGTTTATAAACAATACCATACTAATTATGTTTTAAAACAACTGTTAACCAGACCCGGTAATTTCTCATTTATGGACACGGACTGGGCGGATATACTTGAACAAGATTACCGCGTAGTAGATAATATACCAGGTGCTTGGGAGTTTTTAAGAGTATGTGATTACAATTTTATAATGTATGCTAACAGGCGCAACGTTATTTTTAAGAAAATCTATAACTCCATAAATATTGGTAATTCGCTTTATATTTTACAGTTTATCGCCAAAAATGGATGGGGACTATTTAGAAATTATTACAATTAAAAACCTTCGGGGTTTCCCTACGGGGGTTAAAAATAATTTCCGATGGAATCAGCTCAGAAACCATTAGAATCCATTTTGTACCGAGTTTTTATTGAATGTTCAGCGAGTAAATTAAATTTATTTGACGCCTTTTTGGAAACTTGTCACCAATGGTATGAAAGACCCGCTCATAGTCTTAATGAAATCAAATTAAGAGAAAATACAAAAGTTAAAGGAGACATCTTTGAATTGTTTAGTGTGCTTTATCTTTTACATGTTAAAAAATATAAAAACGTATGGCTATTGAAGGATACACCAGATGAAATTTTAACAAAGTTATCATTAAAGAGACGGGACACAGGTATTGATATAATAGCCCAAGACGATTCTGATGCGTTCACTGCAGTTCAGTGTAAATACAAACGTAACACAACCATTAAACGCAATGTTTTAACCTGGAAAGCACTTTCAACATTTTACGCGATGTGTCTTAGAACCGGTCCTTGGAAGCGTTACATTGTTATTACTAATTGCGATTACTGTTTACACCAGGGTAAAAAAACTCGCAAAGACCTGAGCGTTTGTTTGAAATCGTTACAAAATATATCACCGGACAATTGGTTGAAAATGTGTAATTGCGAAGTTTTAAAAGCGGAAATTGCTACACCCGTTTTAACACCCGAACAGATGCGCCAAAAACGTCTTGAACGATTTGCTTAAAATTTAACTTAAAAACCTTCGGGTTCCCCTAATGGGGTTTTAATGTGCAAATCCATTAAATGTAAAATAATTCTATTAAAGAATGGAATAATGATAAATAAAATGAAGACCATCAAACGAGTAATTCCAAAAGCGCTTCGTGAACAGGTTTGGTTAAAGTTTGTAGGAAAACGTTATGAAACAAAATGTTATATACGTTGGTGTAAAAATAAAATGGATGTCTTTAATTTCCATGTCGGCCATAATATACCTGAAAGTCAAGGAGGTCCAACAACATTAGAAAATTTAAGACCAATTTGCGCAAGATGTAATTTAAGTATGGGTGACTCATATACAATAGATGAATGGCAGTTATTAGGGAAGGTTAGTTGTTTTAGTTGGACTGGGTGGCCTTGGTGTTAAATTTCTTTAAAAAATTAAAACCGGAATATTTACCGTTTTTTACAAAAGGAAAAAGACTTTAACAATCAAAGATAATACATCTAGAAATGAATGCGTATATTATTTCTTGGAAATCAAGGATTACAGGTTTATGTGGAAAGGGTTCTGAGTACATGGATTTCCACTCGGCTACAAACCTCGTAAAACTTCTTAACAAAGAGTACCCTGAAATCAAGCACACAATGAGCGGTTAAAATACCAAAAACAAAAACCTTCGGGTTCCCTGAAAAGGGTTAAAAATGCTTGTACGCCAGAATACCATAGAGAAAGAATTAAACAATATGAGTTTACGGTATTGGTTTCGTTTATGGAAACGCCGCTCCGAAGTTAACAAATTATCCCAGACCCATTAAAATAAACTTTAAATAAAAAACCTTCGGGTTTCCCTAACGGGGTTAAAAAAATATTTTCCATGGATAGCCAAATTAACAATCCTTTATTTGATGAAGGGTCAGTTAAAAAAATAGCAGTTAAACACATCAAAATCTACAACAATTGTTTTGAATATAAACGTAGGGCAGAGGATGTTATTAATGAATACGTTGAATCAAACTGGGTGAGTGAACTTGATAATTTTAGCAAGGTTTATAATCCAGAAGGTGATTTTATGGAACAACTTAGTGAGCACAAATTGTTCGTACTTGTCTGTATGTTAGATTTAAATGACGATGATTATATGGAAAAATGTTATGAAATACAGTCGAGAATAACACATTAAATTATTTTAAATAAAAAACCTTCGGGTTTCCCTAACGGGGTTAAAAAAATATTTTCCATGGACCGTGAAATTTATACGCTTATATATCATAAAAGGAAGACACTTTTACCACCAAAAGCAGCTGTTGAAGTAATGTTCTTAGAATATGATGCTTACTGTATATGTAATGGTGGACCTATAAGTATAATTAATGAATTGATGTACATATGGAACCGTTAATAAAATAAGTTTTAACTTTTAATCTGTTTTACAACGACCGTAGGGTCTTTTTAAAATGAATTAAATTTAAAGAAAAATCACAATATTTACAATATAAAATGGCGCCGTGGTTTTCCAAAGGATTTCCTTCAAATCCATCTCGGGGTTGGAATAAAGCGGCACCGAAAAAGTCTCTTTATGATATCGGTATGGCAGGTACGGCCAATGCCTTTATGTTGAATCTGGTTGAACTTGTTCACTGGACTCCAATTATTCCGGCATTTCTAATGGCCCAGAGTATACTCGATAACAGTAATAAATGGACTATTTATTTTGACAATGATACGCAGAGAACGCTTTTATTCTTGTTGTCTCCGGTTGTAGCGTTTTTCGGTGGTCTTCCAGGTATTATGATGCACACGTACGAGGGTTGGCAGGTTGCTCCTTTTGACAGTCCATTACGAGGACCCTCAGAAGATACAAATGTGGTCGTTTCTGATAAAAACAACCAGTGGCTAAGAATTGTTGCCTACTTTTTTATTTTCAACATGCAGTATATCGGGCTACAGGCATTCTCCTACGCCGTTTTGGGTCCAGTAGGTTGGTTGAAATTTTTCAGTATACTTGGTTTTTTTGTTGGTTACCTTGGAAATCAAGACCACAAAGCCACTTTTAATTTTAAATGGAGACAAACAGCCGGTGGTTCAACATTTCCATTGGCCTGGAGTACCCTCGTTCCATTTATACTTTCTGCTTCACTGAATATGTACGCATTTACACAGTTAGGTTCGTTAGTATTTATAGGTCCATTTAGTTTAATTAATAGTTTAGCACCACCTGTTTTAATTGCTCTGGGAGGTGTTATTGAAGGTTTATTTGCCGAAACGGTATTTGACCAACGAATACACGCATTTGCCGTTATTCTTTTTAACACAGGCTTTTGGCTACAACTCAATATTGTTACAAAAGCAGCTGATGTAATTTAAAATTTAAATTTTTTTTACAAAAATCTACAAACCTTAGGGTTTGGTGGAAAGGATTAAAAAAGTCATGGAAACTAATAGTATCCAACTGGGTTTATGTTGTATGAATACCGTATTGAGGTCTCAAAAACCACCTGTATTTGCATCGAGAAGTATAATATTAAAAACATTTGAAACCAAGGGTGTTGACCACCTGAAAGAAAAAATTATTCAAAATCTACGGGACATTTTGATTATGATGGAATGGAACCATCGCAACGGTATCCATGTTTTTAGATTATCGTCAGATATTTTTCCACATAAATCAAACCCTCGCGCACCTGAATACACATTTGATTTTGCTATACCCTTATTACAAGAAATCGGGCGCAAATCCAAAGAGTTAAACCAGCGACTGACTTTCCACCCAGGCCAGTACAACTGTATCGGTAGTCCCAACGAGCAGGTCTTTTTACATACTATCGCAGACCTTAAATATCACGCCGATATGTTGGATTTAATGGAACTCGGCAAGGATTCGGTTATAGTTGTACACGGTGGTGGTGTTTATGGAAACAAACCTGCTACGAAAAGGAGGTGGTGCGAACAATTCCATAAACTACCTGAAAACGTTCAGCGCCGATTGGTTATAGAAAATTGTGAAAAGAATTTTAGTGTTGTCGATTGTCTGGAAATATCCGAAGAAGTTGGTATACCCGTTGTTTTCGATACACATCACTATACCTGCTACAAGTCTTTACATCCGGAAGAATCCATTGAACGCCCCGATTTTTATATTCCAGATATTCTTAAGAGTTGGCGCGACATCAAACCAAAGTTCCATGTTAGCGAACAAGGAGATGGAAAATGCGGTCATCACAGTGATTTTGTAGAAACGATACCGAAGTATCTCTTAGATATTCCCAAAAAGTTTGGTGTTAAAATAGACATAATGGTTGAAGCCAAAATGAAAGAGCAGGCTGTCTTTAAATTGTACCGTAAGTACTACGTAGAACTTGGTATTCCTTTTGAAATAAAATTTACTAATTGTTTTTTTTGTTAAAAAGTTAAAAGCCGTTTTTTAAGTTAGACTTTGCGTTGCTGAACCTGGATTTGGTGTAACAATAACATAGCCTAACGTAGTTGCCATTAAATCAATAATATAAGAATCGTTGTTGTTCCACTCCTGGTATTGTTCGGTTGTTATTGGGACAACCTGTCTTGATACAAGGCTATTATTAGCATCATAAGAATCTACTGTAAACGTAGCGCTGTTAAATAATGTCAATGTCCTGCAGCTTACCGTAAAACTGGTAATAACTTGGGTTACAGTTGTTGTAAATGGTACAATTGGCGTTCCTTGGCTCATTTGGTAAATTAACCTTTTATTTTATTTTTTACAAAAATCCGAAAACCTTAGGGTTTGGTAGAAAGGGTTAAACTAAAAAAGATGGAGTTTTTACCTGTTTTTACCAAAAAGATGGAAAACGTTGGACCGATGGTGTATTTTGAGAAAAACTATTTTAATTCAGGTTCATGGAAAGATGTAAAACAACTTTTTGAAATCATCAAAGAATCTGTCAATGGCTCTTGTACGGCTATAACGGTAAATGAAGAAATAATTTATAATAGTTACGACCCCACTCGCATACCTAGTCGAGTTTTAACTGAAGACATTTATAGAGAACAATTTGCTAAAAATCCCCATCTTTTAGTTACTCCTTTTGAAAAATTAAAGATAATGATTTATATGTTTTATAATTCTCCTTGGTCCATTCTCATAACATTTAGTGAAGGGTATTATAGAGCTGAATGTTATACCAATTAAAATAAAATTAAATTTACCTTTGCGGTAAAATAAAAAAACGTAAAAATGATTGGTTCCAGAAAGTCAGCTTTCAAGCCTTGGACTCCTAAATTTACATTATTTAATGGCTATGAGGTTTTTATGGAGCTTGCTGAATCGGGTGAAATAAAGATGGCAAACAAGGATGGTACTATAATGACTCCATGTGAAGCGGTCTTATTTTTAGAAATGATGTATGTAAAATATCAAAATGGAGTACTTAAAGTTATAAAAAAATGAAATAACAAAGTAAATTAAATTATGAAAATACTAAAAAACCTTCGGGTTTCCCTACGGGGGTTAAAAAAGTTTTTGAAAATGTCTGAAATAGAAGAACTAGTCAACGGTTTTGGTAATATTAAAATAAAAAATCGGGGAACTGGAGCGGGCGGTGCTAAAACTAACGCAAACGGTAAAACATTTGAAGACCTCACGAATAACGAATCGCGTTTGATAGCAGGTGGTTATACCAAGACTGTATTTAAAAATAGTACATTTGGATATTACCTTACAAATGGCGAAACTGTATTTGTTTTACAGGATGGATTTAAGTCTTATATGAAAATGACCTACGACATTGATATTTCATTTAAACCTGATGAAGCCTATATCACGACACGCGAGGGTAAAACTACTATAAAAATTTTAGAAAAGAAAAACCAAAACGTAACCGGTAGTGTTGACACCAAACTTTATGCCGGGTATGGACTTAAGTGTACCTACGAATATATTTGCGGTGAAGATTTTAAAATTGAATATGCTTTTTGTCTGAGTGACTATTTTAAGCAAAACCGCGAAAGGTATATTTACACTAATATGTTTAATAAAGAACACGGTATAGAGATTTTATACGCAGATGACGACTATTTTGAAAATCTCGATAAATGGATTGCTTAAAAAAATTACAAATAAAAAATTACAAATAAAAAATTACAAATAAAAAATTACAAATAAAAAATTACAAATAAAAAATTACAAATAAAAATTT